CGAATACATAATCGCCATGGGATTTTTGGAACTCATCTGAGTAAAACGAAGGGATGCCCACACTTCGTCATCTTTGTATTCGCGTACTTCGTCAAGATGAATTACGTCTGGCGCTGATGATCCTATTGGTTGGTTCGAATGGTCGGCAGAGCCAGGGTGCGCAATCGATGACATGAAAGGCTGGCAAGCAGCCAATCCATCTTTAGGCTACACAATTCACATAGACAATTTGAAAGCAGCAATGTCAGACGATGAATCCATCATCCGTACTGAGATGTTGTGCCAATGGGTAAGCCAGATCAACCCAGCCATCAATCCGTCAAGTTGGACAGAGTGCGCGTCTGAGGGTACGCTCGCTTTGGATCGGGAGCAACCAACTTGGATGGCTATTGATCTAAGCCCAGATCGAAAAGCAGCTGCGTTAGTTGCAGCGCAACGACTTGTTGGGGACAAGTTCTGCGTTGTTTTACTGGAGACGTATTCGAATCCAGTTTCGATTGACGATAAAGACCTAGCGAACAGTATCGCCGTTTGGACTAAGCGATACAGCGTGGAGACGGTCGCTTATAGTCGTCAGACGGCTGGCGCAGTTGCTTCTCGATTGATTCCAGCAGGTATTCCAACAACTGCCATCGATGGAGCGATCTACGGGCAAGCCTGCGATGAGATGTTGTCGGCTATTACCTCCCAGCGGTTAGTTCACACAAACCAAGCAGAGTTAAACAAGCAAGTCTTATCCGCTGTTAAATTGCCTTTCAAAGATGGAGGCTGGTATTTAGGGCGAAAGGCATCTGGTGCCACAATCTGCGCAACAGTTGGAATGGCAATGGTGTCTCACTTTGCGACACGTCCAGACTCAGAAGTGGACATCGTGTTGGGTTGATTATGCTATACTTTTGTGCTAATGGCACTCAGAGATTTGTTCGCGAAGGCTCCTGAACCGGTAGGACTTACGGTAGACGCAGCTGCGACTCCAGCACCTTTCAACTCAAGTTACAACAACTACTTTTATCCGTTGTCAAGTGCTACACGCCAACAGGCGATGGCAATACCAACGATTGCAAGAGCGCGTAACATTTTATGCAGCCTTGCCACATTGCCACTAGAGCAATACATCAAAAGTACCGGCGCACACGTCGAACCCAATCGAGTAATAAACCAACCTGATTCGCGCGTTCCCGGTTCTGCTATTTATGCATTCATTGCTGAGGATTTGTTATTCCATGGCGTGGCGTATGGACAAGTAATGTCTATGTATGCTGATGGACGTATTCAAGAATGGACACGCGTTGCACCAGAGCGCGTAACATACAAAACAAATGCAAACCAAACAGAGATCATCGGTTACACAATTGATGGATTAGATACTCCTTCAATGGGTGTTGGATCTCTTGTTGTGTTCAATGGTTTGGATGAAGGATTTTTATCTCGCGCAGGTCGCACAATTAGAGCTGCCGTTGCATTAGAAAACGCATCAGAAGCATTTGCTAAAGAGCCAGTACCAATGATGGTTCTAAAGTCAAACGGTACAAATCTTACTAGCGAGCGTATTGGCAAATTGCTTGAAGCCTGGCGCGTTGCCCGCAGTACACGATCAACCGCATTTCTAAATGCTGATGTTGAATTGCAGGCAATGGGAATTGATCCAAACAAACTGCAACTAAATGAGGCGCGTCAGTATGTAGCGCTAGAATTATGCCGCGCTATTGGCTTACCTGCTTACTTTGCAAGTGCTGAAACAACATCGATGACATACTCCAATGCAACAGCGGAGCGTCGTTCACTAATCGACTTTGGTGGTCGTAATTTACTTTTGGCAATCGAACAACGTTTGTCAATGCCGGATTTTGTCGGTCAAGGCAATGAAATCCGTTACTCGCTAGACGAATACCTGCGCGGTAATCCATTGGAGCGCGCTCAGGTTTATGAAATCCTGAATCGTATTGGCGCAATGAGCGTTCAAGAGATTCGCGAAGAAGAGGATCTAATCGACACATGAAAATAACAATGCCGGTATCAATTACTGCATCAGATGCTGAATCACGCATCATCGCAGGTCGTATTGTGCAATGGGACGCAGAAGGTAACACTTCAGCAGGTCGCACAAAGTTTTTGCCTAACTCAATTAACTTTGGCAAGAACACCAAATTAGTTTTAGAACATAACAAAACCAAACCTCTTGGAAAACTCGTTGAGTGGTCTCAGGACGATACAGGCATCACAGCCTCATTTCGTATTGCTAAGACAAACGCTGGTAATGATGCCCTAGAGGAAGCAGCGACTGGATTGCGTAGCGATTTCAGCGTTGGCGTTGAAGTAGATGCATGGGAAAACAAGGATGGCGTTATGGCTATCTCTGCATCTAACTTAATTGAAGTTTCACTCGTAACTGATGGAGCAATCCCAGGTGCGGAAGTGGAAAAGGTAGCAGCAGCCGAAACACCTGGACAAGCTGCATCCGAATCAACCCCGGAGCCTCAGATCGAGGATCCTAAGACCGAAGGAGATGACCTAGTGTCAGAAACCGTTTCAGAGGCAGTATCAACCGAGACGGTTGAAGCTGCTAAGGCTGAAGTTAAGGCGACATCACATCCGCTTAACTCACAGCGCGTCCGTACACCTATCGTCTCAGCAGGTTCATACCTAGAGCACTCAGTTCGCGCAGCAATGGGCGACGAGACATCTAAGTTGTATGTTGCTGCTGCATCAGATACAACAACAACTGAGGTTGCTGGTCTTGTACCAACTCCTCAACTAACAACAATTTGGGATCCAAAGACAACAAACATTCGTCCTGCAATTTCAGCAGTTCGTAATGCGGTACTTCCAGCTGCTGGAATGACTTTTGAAATCCCTCGCGTAAAGACTGCTCCAACAGTAGCTGCTGCTGCTGAAAAGGGTGCATTCTCAGATACTCAGACAGAGATCGAGTATGTTTCTTGTTCAGTCGCCAAGTACGCCGGAATGCAGAAATTCGATGTTGAGGTTTTAGATCGCACATCACCAGCATTCTTTGACGAGTTGGTTCGCCTAATGGCTAACGCATACGCAAAGGCAACAGATACAGCAATGGTTACAGCACTACAGGCTGGAACACTTGACTCAACAGTTATCACACTTCCATTCGATGGCGATGAGTTCGCTGGCTACATCTCACGCGGTGCAGCTTCAATCTACAACGCAACAAAGCGCTTCCCAACTGGAATTATCGTAACTCCAGATCAATGGGCTGCTTTGATCGCTTTGACAGATGGCAACAAGCGTCCACTATTCAACGTTGCTGGAAACTCACAGAATGGCGTTGGCGTAGTAGAGCCAGGCAATGCTGTTGGTTCAGTAATGGGACTTCCAGTATTTGTAGATCCATACATCTCAGGTACAGGCGACGATTCAATCATCATGGTAAACCGCGAAGCGTTTACATGGTACGAAGGTGCCGGTCCACTACAACTACGTACTAACATCGTTGGTACAGGTCAGGTTGAAGTTGGTTACTACGGCTATGGCTCAGCAGTTACTTTGACTGCTGGCGGTGCGTTCACACTTAACCAGAACGCTTAATTAATCATGCCGGGGGGGTTGCTCCCGATCTCCCCGGCAGTTGTTTAGAGAGGACGAAATGCCAAGTATTATCACAGCTGCACAGTTGAGAACGGTGCTTGGTGTTTCGTCTGCTCTTTACAATGACGCGTATCTTGATGACATCATCGATACATCTGAGGCAGTTATCTTGCCTCTACTTACAACTTTTGCATCACCAATCGCTAAGGTTTCGCTGACTGATAATGTCGCAACCTTTGAGACAGTAGGAATCCATGAGTTCACCGAAGGACAATCAGTTGTCATCGCAGGATGCGGATCTCCCTTTAACGGCACTCGAACAGTCAATGCTGATGTCGATGCGTACACATTTACAGCAAACATCACTAATGCCGATGTTCTCGAACGAAATGTCATTCCTAGCGGATCCGCAACACTTACAGGCGCTTCAACGTATGTTGGAGTTGCAGCGGTCGAATCCGCAATCATCGTAGTTTCAGTTGAAGTATTCCAATCTCGTACTGCTCCAGGCGGACAGATTGAAGGCGTAGACTTTGCTCCATCTCCATACAGAATGGGTCGCAGCTTGTTTAATCGTGTCGTAGGTCTACTTGGACCTTACATCGATGTTGAAACAATGGCTCAGTAATGCCGAGCACTATTCTTTCAGCAGTTCGTACTCCTCTTGCCACAGCATTATCTGGAGTTGCAGCAAACGTATTTAGTTACGTCCCTGAGCAGATCCCAGCACCTGCTGTTGTCGTCGTACCGGATTCTCCTTACATGGAGTTTGAGACAATCGGCAAGAGCACCTTTCGATGCAAACTCAATTACACAATTACTTGCTGCGTTGCTTATAACAGCAACCCTGCATCACTTGATAACATAGAACAACTAATAACAAGCGTTGTGGCGGTTATACCGGCTGGATACGATGTCCAGGTAGTAGACCGACCAACAGTCACACAAGTAGGCGCTAGTAACTTGCTAGTCGCGGACATACGCGTATCCACCTGGTATACGCAGACAGCATAAGGAGAACCAATAATGCCAACAACAGTCATTACGGGTCGCGACCTCGTTCTAACCATCGCAACAGTTAATTACGATGCTCAGACAACTAGCGTGACTCTCGTGAACAGCCCAACCATCGACGTCTATCAGACACTTGATGGCAAGGCTTACAAGCACACAGACGATCAATGGACTCTTAACATCGAGTTACTTGCTGACTGGGGTGCAACATCATCACTATTCGAAGCAATGTGGGGAGCAGCTGATGCGAATCCAAACACAACTCTTGCAGTTTCATTAACAGCAGTAACTGGCGCAGTCTTTGCTTGCAACGTCTTGCCAGTATTTCCAACAGTCGGTGGCGGTGCTCCAGGAGCACAGACTGACACTTGGGCGCTAACAGTAGTTGGCACACCAGCAGACACATTCAGTTAAAATCTAACAAACGGGAGCAATAGATGAAACTACCAATAACAATTACATACAACTCAGGCGACGAAGCAACTTATACGGCTCAGCCTCCTGAGTGGGCAAAGTGGGAGAAGGCAACTGGCAACACGATTTCTCAGGCTAATGACAAGATTGGCATTTGGGATCTCATGTTTCTGGCTTATAACGCTTACAAGCGAGAGAACGCTGGAAAGCCTATTAAGTCTTACGACATATGGTCTGAAACCGTTGCTGATGTAACGGTCGGAGACGATAGCCCAAAAGCCACCAACCAGGAAGCATAAGGCGGATTCTCGTCAATCTAGCAATAGAGACGGGAATACCGATGCAATACTGGGAGGACGCAGACGACATTTTAACCGCGATTGAAATCTTAAAGGAGCGAAGTGATGGCAGATGATGTCAAAATCGCTTATGACAAAACAGATTTACGCGGTATTACCAGGGCTTTCAAAGGTATGTCAGATGAGGCCGTTGAAGCTGCTAAAAAGGAAAGTTCTAATCTTGCTGAATATGCTTCTCAACAGATTAAGATTTCAGCAGCGACTCGTACGGTTTCAGGGACTGCTGCTCGCCGTATTGCTGATGGAGTTAAAGTAAGCAAGACTTCAAAGATTGGTGAGTTCAGTTACGGCTTTGCTCGTCAAAAGTTTAGCGGTGGCGGTTCAACTCTTGACTTGCTTTACGGCATGGAGTTTGGATCTAATAGATTTAAGCAGTTCCCAAAGCGTACGCCTAATAAAGGCAGAGGTAACTCCGGTTACTTTATCTACCCAACTTTGCGACAAATCCAACCGGATTTAGTTCGTAAGTGGGAAGAAGCATTTAGTCAGATTTTGAAGGAGTGGGATTAATGGCAGGTAATAGAACCCTTAAACTCTCGATTCTTGCTGACGTCGATGATCTTAATAAAAAATTAAAAGCAGCCAATGGTGACGTTGAGGATTCTGCTGGTAAGTTAGAAAAGTTTGGCAAGGTTGCCGGTGCCGCGTTTTTAGCAGCTGCAGCAGCTGCGGGAGCCTATGCAGTTAAAATTGGTGTTGATGGAGTTAAGGCTGCACTAGCCGATGAACAAAGCCAAGTTAAATTAGCCTCAGCACTAGAAAACGCAACAGGCGCTACTAAAGCACAAATTGCTGCTACTGAAGATTCTATTGACAAGATGGCTCGCGCTTCAGGTGTTGCCGATGACAAACTACGTCCTGCACTTTCTCGCCTTGCGCTTTCAACAGGCAACGTATCTAAAGCCCAAGATTTATTATCTCTTGCTCTTGATATTTCAACTCAGACAGGCAAGCCACTTGAAGGCGTAGCCAATGCTTTGGGTAAGGCTTATGATGGCAATACAGCAGCTCTTGGCAAGTTAGGTGTTGGACTATCTAGCGCTGAATTAAAGGCTATGTCTTTCACTCAGGTTCAAAGCAAGTTGAGTGATTTATTTGGTGGAGCAGCTGCTAAAAATGCTGAGACTTTCCAAGGTCGCATGGATCGTCTGAAAGTAGCCTTTGACGAAAGCGTTGAAACAATCGGCTATAAGTTGCTTCCTATTATCCAATCACTCATTGATATTATTATTAATAAAGTCGTACCAGGCTTTGAAAAGTTTGCAAAACTCTTTGACCCAATCAAGGATGCAATCGACCGCAACAAGGAGTCTTTCCAAGCCCTTGGTTCATTTATCGTTGATTACATTGTGCCAGTATTTACTGTTGCTCTTGGTGGAGCAATTTCATTTGTTGCCAAGATTGCTGCTGGTGTGGTCGATATTGTAGGCGGAGTTATTAACGTAATTCGTAGCCTGGTCTCTGGAGCCATCGATGGCATCAATGCCTTAATCAAGGCCTACAACGCAATTCCAATCTTGCCTAATATTCCAACAATTTCTAAGCCTTCATTTACAACTCCAACAGTTTCAGCGCCAAAGGTTAGTACTCCAAGTTACACAGCTCCTACTATCTCAGCGCCTACTGGGGGTGGCACGACTGGAACAACATCTGGTACAAGTTCAGTAGCCAAAGCTGCATCTACCGCAGTAGCTGCTTCAGCATTTCCTTTTGGAACCTCTGGAGTTAATACAAATACTTTGGCTGGAATCATGGCTGCCTCAGGTCCGACTTACAACATCAATGTAACAGGAGCCTTGGACAAGGAAGGCGTAGCCCGTCAGATTGTTGAGATTATCAATGACTCAGCAGCCCGTGGTACTGGTGGCGTAGGAGCGTTCCAAGCAGTATGAGCCAATGGACTCCAGAGTGGCAATTAACTATCAATGGCGGTGGTGATTACACAAACCTTACTCTTTCAAACCTGACCATTACTTCAGGTCGCCAAGACATTTATTCTCAACCTTATGCCGGTTACTGCAATGTTGAAATTATTAACCTTGACCAATCTCCTATTGTCATGGACATTAATGATCAGATTATTATCAAGGTCAAAGACTCAACCGGCACTTTTGTAAATCTATTTGGTGGCTATGTCACAGACATCGACGTAGAGGTCACTCAAGCTTCATCTACGGCTATTTCAGAACGTATCAAGGTGATTGCCTTGGGTGCTTTGTCTAAACTACCTAAAACCCTTACAACGGGCGTTTTAAGCAAGGATTTTGACGGCGACCAGATTTACACAATCTTGAGCCAAGCGCTGTTTAATACTTGGAATGAAGTACCAGCTGCCACACAATGGAATACATATAACGCCACAACGACTTGGGCTAATGCTGAGAACTCTGGACTTGGAGACATAGACCAACCAGGTGATTATGAATTAACTGCTCGCTCATCAAACACAACTGACATTTACAGCCTTGTATCCTCTCTGGCCACTTCAGGATTGGGATACCTCTTTGAGGATTCAGAAGGCAGAATCGGGTATGCCGACAGTACTCATCGAAGCCAATATCTTGCTACTAACGGTTATGTTGATTTAACTGGTAATCATGCTTTATCTCGTGGTATTAAAACTTCAAAGCGTTCAGGCGATGTTCGCAATAACGTCACAATTACCTACAAAGCCCATTTGCCAGTTAGCATAACCCTTTGTGTAGCCCATACCCGGGCTTGCAAGGTCTACAAGGTTGCCAACCTCAACACCCCACACAATACGCCCGTATCGGCCTCCAGAGGCCTCAGAATGGGCACTTAAACCCAGTCTGTGCGTATGCCCCGACACGATTGATTTACCCATCCGCATTGCGCCATTCAATGCCGTTTGCCCAGGCTTGTTTGATAGTGGAAAAGCATCGCCATGGCAGGTATGCCAACCGGGAGCGAAGTCAAAGCCGTTTGGATGGTACTTAATGCCAGCCTTGTCATATCCCATAAACTTGTCATAACGCAGCTCTGGCAGATTCATAAATGCCGGCAGTCTGCGAGATAGTGACTTATAAACACGCGCTCCATGATTGGAGCCAACTACATCAGTAACGCCCAGATATTCAAGGATCTCTAAAGTGAGTTTACGATCCTCATCGATGTTGCCTTCGACCTCTTGCCATGGTTGAGCGAATCCACCGAGTTGAGGTAGATCAATTTCGTCACCGATACAAATGGTTTGGTGAGGCTTGTAAGCCCTTAAAAACTTGCCTAGATTCTTGACTGCTGCTTCATGAAAGAACGGTGCCTGAATGTCTGAGATCCAAGCAATTCGTTTTACTGTCATTAGTCCTCGTCGTCGTCCTCGTAATCCCCAAACTTCTCGGGATCGATTGGGTCTGGCAGAATCCATCCAGGATACGATTGAACGTCAGTAATCATAAACAACGCTAAACCCTCGTCAAAACCAGCTTTACGCAAGGATTTGTAATACTCATGTAACCCAATGCAATAAGCATCGAGTTTTGAGTAGCCTTGATCCTCTAGCGCCTTAGTTGGTTTTCTTGCCATGTGGATAAGTGTCCCTTACTTTTGTAACAATTCCATAATCTGCTCTTGGCGTGTCTCTATTCTTGCCAATCGGTCTGCGAGAGATGATCCACCATTCGGCGTAAGAGTCCACAACCAACCGCGAACCAAATAACGCAAACCGCCAATAAAAATAGCAAGCGTCGAGGCAATGGCAAGGACAAACCCTGCCCAATCACTTGCTGTCACCGTAGACCATAGGCTTCATCTTTAGGATTCAACCAACGCATAATTGGTGGAATCGTTGCCAACGCACCAGCGTAAGCAATGTTCTTTAGGTCAGTCTCTCCTGCAGCGACAAGTGCAAGAGCAGCTGTTAGGAACGCTCGTCCCCAACTTGCTAGCATCTTCTTTAGGTCTTGGCTCATCTGTTCCTCCTAGTAACGGGATGTTAAAAAACTTCGAATCCGTGTCGCCAGCCTTTGTAAAACTGATGTGGATGTGGCTTGTGTGTGGATTAACGCCTGTGTATTTGCGCCATTTCCAGAGGCTTCGAGGGCTTGCAATCTTGCGGTTATAGATGACATAAGCAATGCGTTTATCTGACTTGGCGAGAGTTCGAATCTGGTCGGCAATGTAAGCAGCCGTATTGGCTGATTTGTCGAAATCAACATCGAGATCGAGAGCGCGGACAAACCCTGTATGAACGTCAGGGTTATGATCGCTTTTTCGGGCTGAGTGCCTTGCGTCTCCAATGGTGCCGTCTGAGTCACGCTTGCGATCTGGATAAGAATCGTCTGCCTGCTCTCGTAGTTGGATAACCGATTTACTTAGTCTTGGCTTCATGATAAAAGAAGTTTAGCCTCGTCCTCGGTAATGCCTAACTTATCGAGCAATGCCGCCTTTTCAGCTGCTTTTGTTGCTTCGATCTGGGCTTCCTCTGCCTTGATTTGCTTAATTGCAGCTTCAATTTGCGCTTTAGTAGGTGCAGATCCTTCTAAAACATCCCACTTGATTGTTGAATAATCGTCATTTGTAAATGAATACTCAGCAGTTGGCTTTAGAAGTTGAATTGCCTTCATGATGTATTTAGATTCCATTATGCACCGATTTCCATAAGTGTGATTGTGCTACCAAATCCGTTGTTCCAGTTGGTTGTTGTTCCTGTTTGAGTAAACGCCTGAGTCTTGTAAGTAGTTGCTGAGGTTGTAGCAGGCGAATCTAAAAAGGTAATAGGTAGTGTAATGCGACCTTCTTGGGAAGTTGAACCTTGGTTATAGTGACCCCAGATCTTATCTCCACCAATGTTTCCAATGGCTGTTGCATCACGCAATAATTGGCTTGTTACGTTTGCTTCTGTACCACCGCGAGACCAGTAAAAGTGGTTCATAATTAAAACTAGGATTTTGCTACTTGATGAAGTAGGCGTAATGGTTGCAGTTAAACCTGTATCTGTGTATGAAGTAGTAGCAATCGATGTTGATGTTGTAACGCTCGCTGATACAACTTGCAAG